CCTGTATTCCCATTATTGTTTTTCTTTCCTGCCCCCACATGTCAATTCCATACACTGAAATCATCTCTTTAGTGCTGTATGGATTTATAGTTATTGTAACTGTACTTGTCTTAGCAATAGCACAGGTGTTTTTATTAAATTCCGTCAGTCCATTAAGCACCCTTTTAACATATACAAAATCATACATATCTATTTGACCATTGCCATTAAAATCGTACAGATTTTTATCTAATGTATTTGCTGCATCTGCTCTAATTACATATGACAATGTATCTAAAACTTTCTTATTTGGTGGAATATATGCTTCTGTGGTTCTTTTTAACATTCCATCTTCTATTCTCCAGCCACCAATATAACCTTTTTGTGCATCTACCCCATTTTCTCCCCAAGTACCTATCTGCTCTCCTTGTGCATTTAATAATTTTATTGTACCGTGTATATTATCCTGTCCTCCAAGTCTTAATATTCCTCCATCTATATACGTTGCAGATATTTTATTAGCAGCAATTATATCCATAATTACTTTTGCAGTAACAGTAAATCCATATGGATATGTCTTTCCTCCATCCATACTTATTCCAATTGCTTCTGCTGTCCACTTTGTTATAAATGTACTTTCTGCAAGTGTCTTTTTATCGTGTGTATAATATATATATCCTCCTCCCTCTGCTTCCTGTGCTGTAAAATATAAACCTGTATTTTTATTAAGTTTCTCTGTCAGCTCTGCAAGTGCCTTCTCCCTTGTATTCTTCTCTTTCTCAACTTTCTTATCTGCGCTGGAATCCGCCATCTTTAATATCTTTGTAACTGTAGAATTGCCTGACATTTCAGTCTCCTCCTTTGTCTGACAATCACAGCTAATATCTGTATAATCACCAATTGTATATGTCAGCCTTGTCAGGTAGCAATCATAAGCATTCCCTTTATAGTCTTCAACACATAATGGGTCCATAGATTCCAGTCTTTTCCGCTTAACTGCCTGAACCTCATATCCTTATATTTATTATTTAAAGCTGTCAGTATTTTATTTACATTATCTTCATTTATCAGAGGATTGTTAGAAATCTCTAATATATAGCCTTCTGTACCCACAATATAACTTACATCATTTATTGTTGCGGCCACTCCTGTAATTATTGTATCTTCTGTAGCGGCTGTTAAATCTGATATATCATACTTAAACTCTATATCTTTTCTATCGCCAAATGCTCCGCCATCAAAAGTATAGCCAGAATTATAATCAGAAAAATTACCACCATCTGCTGTATCCCCGGAGTTATAGTTTGTTAGATTACCACCATCAAGATTATCTCCTCTCCTGAATATTTTTTTATAATCATTTATTGTTATAATGCCCTCTGTATTAGCCTTAAGCACACTGCCCGCACATTGCATTATATATTCAGCTAACTGCCTGTATGTAGATATGCTGTTATCCAGTTCCGTAAGCATTAAATCATAATTAGTAAATTTAGTATTTGCCAATGTAAGTCCACAGCTTTCCACTGCTGTTTTTAATGCCTGTGCATATGTACAAGGCAAAGTAAATTTACTTGCATCTATGCTTTTATCAAGCTCTCTCACATTGTCATAACAGGTTAAATTAAGCAATCCATTATCGTATTTACTTGAATAAACTTTATATTGCCCCTTTTTATACTCTTTTCCACCATTTATTATGTATGGAATAACTGTTGCACCGGTGCAATTATTCGTATTATAGTTCTGGTCATAATTCATAAGCTGTAATGTAAGAACTTTACAGCTTACAAAACCAATACTAAAATTGCTTTCACTTGCTGTATCTTCGATTTTAATGCCGTCACTCATAACTCTTTTTTCATCTGCATATATCACTTGACCATTAACAAGATGTATTTCAACTCTTGCACTGTCTCTTCCATTTCTTTCTACATTTAACATACTTATACCTCTATTCTGCTGAACTCTAAACTCCAATAGACTTTACCATCTGTATCAGCTTCAACAAACTCAGCTTTCCTGTCTCCGACATACACTTCTGTCTTTGTCATCTCATATGGATTTCTTACATCCATATACTGCATCACCGCATATTCTATGCCGTCAACTGCATTTGCTATTTCTGCCGCCTTTTCCCACTCAAGTCTGCTCCACTTGAGTGGGATAGTATCTTTAACTGCTATAACATCTTTGTGTGCCCTTCCATCCAGTGTCCTTCCTGTCTGTGTACTGCTCAAATCTGCAATAGTCTGTGAATATGAATCAGGCAGGGGTAACTCTACCCCTGCCAATATTAAAATAGGTCTGAACTTCGCCATAAATATCTCCTTATATTCCTAAAATAGGATCTTTGCCAGTCTTATCTCGCTCTTTTTTGTATTCCTCTACAAATGCCTGGAAGAACTTAGCCATCTCTCCCTTTAGAGATACAACTACCTCTGTTCTCTGTCTATCTGTCAGCCCTGCAAGTTCATCTCTCATAATCTGTCTTATAAGTCTTTCTGGAGCTTCTATGTTATTTCCACTCCTCTGGTCTCCTAATACAGCCACAAATGGACTATTAGCTGGTATAACAGCACCCTTTGCCAAAAATGGTATCTGTGGGGCTTGTATATTAGGCAGGAATCCAAATGGGTGACCTCCTAAAATATTAACTTTTCTGAGTGTTGCAAATGCACTCCCAAGTGTCTGGAATGGCTTTGAAACCACATTATTTATTCCAGATATCAATCTGTTAATTATATTTTTAAATGTTGCACCAATATTAGAAGCCACTCCTGCAAAACTTGTTGCCGAGAAAATATTTAATACACGCTGCCAAGCATTACTGAATATACTTTTCAGAGTTTCACCCAGATTTCTGAATGGCGCTATTATCGTATCTACCAGCTTGTTAAAGCCCTGTCTTACAGAACCTAACATACCCGATACCCCATTCAGCAGTCCTTTTATAAGAAACTGTCCTATATCTGAAAATACTGTAGAAGGACTATGTATTCCAAAGAAATTGCATACGGCATCTATGATTGGCTTAACTAAATTGTTATAAAGCCAAAGCCCTATATTTTTAATAAGGCTTACAATTCCGTCTTTAAGTCCCTCTATAAGCATTTCTCCTATATTGATTCCAACATCATATATTAATGTAAGAAGTGTAAGAAATACCGTTACAATTAATTCTATTAAGGATCTTATTACTCCACCCCAATCAATACCCTTTATAACATCAAAAACAGCATTTACAACACCGAGCCAGTCTGTATCTCTTAGCAGCTCAGTAAGCATATCTACAACCCCAATAACAAGAGCGGATACATCAACTCCAAGCTCTCTCCAATTAGTTGTATTAAAAAAGTTAGATATACTTGAAGCTAACGATGAACCGAGCAGCGTCCAATCAAATGTGGACAGAAAGCCATATACCCAGTCAAATGCTCCATTCAGAATATCTGCTAAAGACCTTCCTAATAAATCCCACTGTATTGTTGATATAGCTGATGTAAGTCCACTTCCAATCTTCTCTCCAAAACCCAGAAAATTAAAATTAGTTAAAAATGTATCTGCAAATATAAGCGCTGTGTTAATTCCTCCGGAAACTGTCTGACCTATTACATTCCAGTCAATTCCATCTGCCAGACCATTAAAAAATGTTGCAAAGCTTATAGATACTTTTGAAGCATTACTATACACTTCGTCCCAGTTAATTCCTTGCAACATATTAGTTATTTTCTGTCCTATAAGAACACCCACATCAGTAAAATCCTGATTTTCCCAAGCCTGTTTTATCATATTGGCAAAATCAGAAGCTCCCGCAGACTCTGTTACATCATATTTTATTGCTGTTCCACTGTCAGATGATGAGCTATTATCTGACAATATATTAAACTCATCAATATTGGCTACGGCTTTCTGTGTTTCCTTTCCCACTTTCTTTGCCGCCGCTGCCTGTTTATTCATTGCTTTAGCTGCTTGTGTGCTTGCGCTTATCGTCTTTCCAAAAAGCGTATTAGTAAATACTGCAAGCTGATTGGTAAGTGTCTTAAGCCCCTGCATATGCATATTAATATATGGCATAGCCGCTTCGTATATTGGCTGGAAAGCTACTGCAAGGTTACCTTTAACAACTGCCAGCGAGGAACTAAATTCAGCATTAGCTTTAAGCATTGTTCCAAACTGTTCTCTTAAGGCATCTAAGCCTTTTCTTATAACATTAAATACAAGCGCTGTCTTTGCAATGCCCGCTAATTTCTTTAAGCTTCCACTTAGCTTTTGTGTTCTGCTATCGGCTTTGCCCATTGCACCACACATTCCAATTGCTTTCCCTGCAACCTTTCCTATCTGAGAACCAAGCATTTTACAAACACTGCCTAGCTTTCTCTTTCTTGCTATAGATTTTTCCTGCTCGGCTGCAATCTCTTTCTGTGCCTGCTTTTCTTCCTCTGCTGCCTGTTTCTCTGCGGCTGCCTTATCCTTTGCTTTCTGCTTCAGATTATCAATTGCTATTTTTTCTGCTTCCTGCTGCATATAATAATTTCTTAAATCATCTTTTGCAGCATTTATGGAATTTCTTAACTCCTCTATACTTTCCTTATCCTGCTTATAAACATCTGACTGTCCATCTATATCAAATTGGGAATAACCAGCCATTCTTTCCTGAAGCTTTTCAAGTTCTTTCTCATATTCTTTAATAGAATCCAATATAGCTTTAGGACCTGTAACATCGTCCAGCTTATTAATCATCTGGTTTACTTTTAACATTGCCTGAGCTGACTTTATTGCTTCTGCTGTAAGGTCCTCCATAGAATTTTGTATGTTTTCCATACTTATGCCAGACACATTATCTTCTATGTCTTTTCCCATATTTTCAATTGTTCTGGCTATATCGTTAGCCATACTCTTAAGTTCTTTTGTATCATTCTCCAAGCCATCAAGATTAATCCCAGTATCAAAGCTTATCTTTCTCTCATCATCACTCATTTAAGCCCTCCATACAAAAATAGAGGGCTGTCATACAGTCCTCTAACCAAACATATTTTTAATAAACTCTTCCTCTTCAAGTTCTTCCTTATCTTTTATTACTGGCAAATCTATAATATCCTTATTAGCTCTATAGAAGACCTTTTCATACTTTTCCAGCCTTTCGTGTTTGGCCAGCTTCTGCCTTATATATACAACCTCACTAAATACACACTCACCAATCTCCATATATAAGCCTATAAACGTCCACCAGTGAATATATTTAGCTGTCCTTACCTCTCTGCCAGCCACACGATTAATTGCTGGAATTACAATAGACTCATCGTGTTCCCAATCCATCAGCCTTAATTCCTGTGTGGTCTTTTCTGTATACTGTTCTCCACAATCAATAAACCATACAGCCTTTCTATAAGCCTCTTCCATATCTTTTTCTGGAATATTTTCAAAATTTATATATAATATTTTTAATGCCACATAGCACTTTTCTTTTTCTTCCAGCTCTGGATCATTGTAAGCCTGTATTATTTTTAATATATCCCTGTAATCGGACCGTATCCTATATCTTTTTTCATTAACCTCAAGTTCGGTTGGAAGCCCCTTCATAATCACACCCCGTAGAATTGTTTCTTGTAATTTTTATTCTTCCTATACTGCTTATTTTTATTTCTGCGGTACTCCCTGTTACCTTCGTACTCAGCAGTATACTTACTTACACGAAGATTTACATTGTCAACAGTTTCTCCACATTCATCACCAATTAATCTTCCAAGCTTTTCAATTATCTCTTCACACAGAAGCTTTCGCCCTGTGCCGACCCTGCATAACGGACTCTGACCAGCAAATAAAACATCATACACATCTGCATTAAACAGATAATTTATCTGTTTCTTAAGTGCCTCATTAAATGCTGTAAGCTGTGCTCCCACTATCTCTGCATTATCCTCTGCTGTTCCATCTGGCTTAATCTTTGCATCAGGAAGCTCATTTGCTATCTCATTAAGATTGTTTACAACTTCCTTATATCTTGTAAGTATATTCACATCTCCCGGATTAAATCTTAATATTCTGTTCGGGTCGCCATTTATCTTATAACTTTTAAGACCTTCATCAAATGATAAATTTTCCATATTAGACATACTTTATATCTCCTTATACTGTTGCAAATGTTGGTGTCTTATCGTTCATTGTTACTGTACCCTGTTTTCTGTTGCCATTAAGGCTTATTGTATATGGAATTGCCACACCACCTGTCTTTCCACCATAGCTTGTAGGCTTAACCACAACATCTTCCGTCCACGCATCAAATGGTCCTGTTTTCTTATCAACGATGATTTCAAGAATTTTTGTTTTACAGTCATCTCCTGTAAGCCTGTTCATAGCAATATCCTTAAGCTTTGGATATATACTGTCCTCTGTATTGGCATAGTATGTATCTACTTCTATGCTTGGCTCATAGCCATTATCCTGTACAGATGTTTCATCAAGGATATTTTTCTTGGTTTCTGTATCCGGATTTAATTCCACACTCATATCCTCCACGTCTTTTCCTATCAGATACCATACTGGATCTGTGCCTCCGAATGAGGCATCAATATAATGTAAAAGATGGCTTCTCTTTAACTTGCCTACACCTTCCTGTCCAAATCTTTGCAGGTTCATTCCGTCTTTATTCATTTGCTTTCCTCCTAATTATCAATTCTATACTGTGCTGTTATCTGTAACTGATATCTTACAGGTCCTGTAAGTTCATCTGTAAGATAAGCTATAAGCATTGCGTTGGAACAGCTTATCTGTTCAAGCTTCCCCTTTTTAACATTGTTATCATCTCCTATAGTCACCTCGTATGCACCCTGCTCAACATTCTCAAGATACCAGGATAAATTGCTTAGGAAATTACTGTTATTTAATCTGTCATAGTCAGATGCCGCCTGACAGGTAGCGTACATAATCATATCACTCTGCCTCATCTGATTACCCAGTACATCCTCAGATATTTTTCTGTCACCAGCAATATACAATCCTGCCTCGCCCTCAGTATCATCTGAGAAATCATAGTGGATATTATTAGTAAATTCTTCTATGTGCGGGTATTCATTAATTATCTGCTTTGTAATCTCTAATATTGTCATAATTTATTGGCTATCTCCTGTGCTCCTTTAAGTATCTGTGCTCTCTTTGCCTTTTTCATTCTCTCAAAATAAAAAGCTCCTCGTGTTGGCGCTTCCTGATACTTTAAATCAGTCTGTGTTACTATCTTTTTCCCATCTTTTGGTGCATATGTGCTTCCAGTCGGCTCATATATCATAACTTTTCCATAATATGTAAATCGTGCATATGGAACATTGACATTAACATATCCTGAACCAATAACTGTATTTGTAATCATACTCTGTATCATTGTTCCTGAAGCCCTCGGCATCATTGGTGACATCTGCTTCATAACTTCGTTGTCAATGAACTTCTGTACAGGTCCACCCCTTTGAAGCCCTTTTCTTTTCCTTGCAAAGTCTTTCAGGGATATATTCATATTTCCGTGGATTGTAAAGTGCATATAATCACCTTCCTGCCAATTCTATGTGCTGCATATTCTTACTGCCGTACAATTTCTCTGTAACCTGATATACTTCATACACCCTTGTACTGCGTTTTAATTCTTTCAGGCTGTCTGATATTCCCTTATCTGACTGATTGTCAAATTCAACCTCACACAGTCCCTTAACAACTAAATCTTTAACTTTGAATACAATTCCTTTAGCCTGTTCTGCTGGAATGTATATCTTTAAGTTGTCATTTCTGGTGCTTCCGTCCTTGCTTACACTATCCTGTGTATCACTCATTACAAATACATCTTCTATATAATGCCGCAGAAAGCCTATATCTGTATGCGAATAATAAGTAACACTTGCATTAGTGTACATCTTCGCTCACCTTTTCCTTTTCTGCCTTAAGCTCCTCAACTGCATATCCTTTTTCCTTTAAAACCTTAACTGCATAATCATTATTAGTTATTCCTATGCCGTTCTTAAAATCAATTCCATATAATCTTTCAGTTATGCCAAGTGGGGCTGTAACTTTATATTTCATACATACACCTCCCAGCAGGAATACGGCTTAACAATCCTGTATGTGAAAGATAATTCTTTATACAGTCTTTAATCTCATTATCACAATTATCTTTCTGCACTGCTTTACTTTCGTATGACACAGAGTAATCTCCCACCTTTTCAGATGTTATGCCCTTAACTGCTTTATCATATTCCTGTAATTTCTCTGCTATATCACATACGCACTTTTTTACTTCTTCCGGTATATCCGTAGATGTCTTTAACCTTCCAAATGTATAATAGTCTACCTTTCCTGCCGCCTTTGCTTCATAATAATTAAAATCAGCGGCACTAATAAGTGCCGCTTTTCCAAG